GCTGAAGTTGCGGTAGTAGCTGATGTAGCTGTATCTGCCGAAGTAGCTTTTATTGCATAAGAACTTGATACTGCATATGAAGCAGATACTGCATTAGCAACGTTATTAATAATGTTTTGAAAGGTACTCCCGTCGCCTTTTGTATAAGTTATAGTAGCGTCTACATTACTTGCTGTTACTAAGAGAGAACCAGTATCTACAGATCCTCCTCCACCGGAAGAGTTAATCGTTACATCTCCTGTAGCCTGATCTATAGTTATATTAGTTCCTGCTATAATAGAAGTTACTCCTCCTCCTGGTGCATAAGAAGCACTTAAAGCTGTAGTAGCATATGAAGCTGATGTAGCACTATCTGCTTGTAAAGCGTGTGAAGCTGATATAGCTGCTGAAGAGGTAACAAGTAAAGTATCTACTCTACTGCCCGTACCATCTACTACTGCATATCCGGATACTCCTGCTTCAATAGATCCAGATGCTTGAACCAGTTGTTCAAAGGAATCTTTTATTAATTGTGCTGTAAGATTGTAATTGCTCATTCTTAAATATTTTAATTTGGTGGGTATTGACGGTATCTTTTTTGAAATATTGGTACTCCTGCTCTTCTCATATACTCTGTCATCCTATTTCTTCCACTGAAAGCGAAAGGGCCCCCGTAGCGGCTATCGTAATCTGGGTTAAGTTGATATAATTTTGTATTTGCTGTAAGTTCTGGGAAGTTTTGTTCTTCTTCCATTAAGTAGTCTGTAAGTAATTCTGCATAGAATTTGTATTTATTTTCTGCAGTTTGCTTTTTAACATTATACATACTACGGTCTACTGAAGAATTCCCTTCTCCACCGTCGCTGATTAACAGTCCTCCATTTCGGGGTCTTACGTATATGTCATCATAAATGTAGTACAAAGAAGCATAAATTAAAGCATTCTGTATGTAGTCGTTTAGTAATGATTGATAGTATGCATATTGTGCGTCATTGATAGTTCCTGCATCTACTAAAGCTATTAGCTTGTTGTATAGTAGAGTACCGGTTAATTGTTGTATCTTGATATCCTGTCCTTCGCGAATAGCATTATTAATAAATGCAGTATCAAGATTAGTTTCTAAACCACCATATGTTCTTATAAAATTCTCGCTAATTAATAATGTTGTAGTCATATCTTATGTTATTTCTGGTGTAATGTCTTCTTTTTGGATTGCTTCATTTTCCTGGTCTGTTACCTCTACTGAAGTTACTACTTCTTCTTCTATATCTCCATCCATGAATAAAGATCTTGTTTCTACCCCTAAGACAATACCTTCGTAGTTATAAGAAAGAATAGCCTCTAATTGTTTAAGGACATCTTTCTGTAGAGGCATAATTACATTATGTTCGAACAGCAGTCGCGCGTCGATCATCTCTGATCTATTACCTAAACTACCGGGTTGTTGTATACCTAATAATAAAGGAGAAGTAATTCTGTGAGCTGTTAATATTTTCTGTGTTACTAAATCGTTGATTGTAGTATAGTAAGTATCTGTTGTAGCTGGATCAAGAACTGTAATATCCGGCTGGCTGTCCTTATCAGGGACGTCCATATAGATTAATTTGCCGGAATTTGAGGCTCCTGCATAATTTGCTCTTAACATCTCTTCTACATTCTTAACGTCTGTCTCTGTGCCATTTGAATAAGTTGTAATAGCTAATGACGGTGTTAAACCGTTAGATATATTACTACTATGAAACAGGTCAATTTGCGTATCCAACTCCGCTATACGTAAGGCTGATACATATGCAGGCAATTGATAAGTGGTTTGTCCGGGAGAAAACCCTCTCGTTACTAAGACCTGAGATTCTTCTTCATGTCTTTTATCCCAGTTAAATGACGGTAAGTAATCGTATACTTTATTTGGTTCAAAGTATTCACCCCAATTATCGTTTATAAAATAGCCGGGTATCTTACCACGGTCATCTTTTTCTTTAGCCCTAATGAAACTATAGTCTATATGGTGTACTGCTGCTATTCTACTCTTATCTCTGCTGTATATAATTTCTAATGCAAAGCTACCGTGTAAATAGAAGTCTAACGATACCATATCAAAGATGTCATTCCAGCTCTGACCGTAGCCATTAGCCTTATCTAATGCTGTCTCATAATTTGAAGTTAAACCCTCCCCGGTAATACCCTGTACTATAGAGTTTATACATGAAGCATTTAATGACGATCTGTTGTAAAGGTCAATAATATATTGAGGGAAAAGGTTGTCCTCTCCTGATTTAATATATTTACCTTCTGCTCTTTCTACATTTCTTCTAATAGGAGTATGAAACCTCCCTATAGAACTAAAATGCATTTTTTGTTTTTTTTCTGACATATCTAATTACTATAAGTTTTGTATGCACCATACACAGATGGTCCACCGCCGTATTGTGTTGACGTTACCGCATCGTCTCCTTCGACTTTAACACGTCCTGTATCTATTGTTTTTCTAAGAGTTATAACATTCTCTGAATCCCAAGTATAATCTGCTAATCCAAAAGCCTGTATAGTAGTCCCCCATATAGCTGCTGGAGCTAAGAGTTTTTCCTCTAAACCATAAGTGTACATCCCTGATGCAGAGGGTATCTCTGATGATGTAGCACCGAATAGTAAGTATCTACCTAAACTATTCTGAGGCACTGGATCTAACTTTGATAAATCTAAGCTTGCAGATGTTAAATCGTAGTCTTGTGTAATGTTTAATGTAAAAGAACCCGAAACATTAGTATGTAGAGCTGAAGCAGTTATTGGTGCTATAGCTAATACGTTTGTAGTAGTCCCCGGTTTTATTAAATTCAACATTTAATTCGTTTTATAAAAAAAGGGAATGATAGATTAGAACCATTCCCCCTTAGTTATGTATTTAGGATACTGTGATCCCGCTTAAAGCACTTAAAAGTGTACCGTTGGTAGATTGAATTTCAAAAATAGGTTTTGGTTCCATTGCTGACAGAGTAACATTATACCCTGATAAATCGGCAAATGCTGTACCGGTATTACCCGTAGCAGCAGTTAATGCACATCCATTGTATCTACCTACTAAAAAGTATCTACCTGAATATGAATCACTTGAATCTAATCCGTTTTGAGTTTCTGCAACAACAATAAGTTGTGTATTTTTTGCAAGGACGGCTACTTGATTACGAATACTCGCTTCAAGTTTAGTCAATACAATCTCCAGGTCATCCTGGTAATACACTGTTCCAGCTCCTAAGTCTGCATTTACAGTCTCAGTTAATGAACCATTTTCTTTTTGTTGTTCTATTTTCCAGAATTGTCCTGAACCACTAATAGCACTTATTAAACCTTCTGAAGCTTCTGTTATTGAGGATACAGATCCACTTAGGATGTAGAAGTTTTTTATTCCTCCCACCGACTGTCTGCATGGAATGCTGTAGCCTGCGCTTAGTGAGCAATTTGCACTCATAATATTATATTTTTTTAAGGTTAATAAAAGGGGCAGAATTAACTACCCCCGTTAAGTTTATTTGGTTAGACAATTATGCAAGGTCATTGCTGGCAAAATAATTGACATGGCCAATATTTACACCAAGTTTATTTCTAAGTCTATATTTTAGAGCGTCATCATCTTCTGAGAACCAAATTCTAAAGTTTGCCGTGTCTGAACTTAAGTCAGTACCGATAAACATATCAGATGGTGGGCCAATAATTATTCTTTCAGATGATCTCAGTCCCCAAGTACCAACTATAGATACGTGAGGGTAACCCGGTAATCCTACTTTGTAGTAAGTTCCTGATCTCTCAACACCTGTTACGTCGAAGTGGAATAAATTCTGAACCGTTAATCCGTTCACAATTTTTTGAAACACTGAAGTTCCACACCATACGATTAACTCTCTATCAAGAACGTTAGCGTCCATAAGAGCAAGACCGTCAGTGATTTGAGCATAAGCATTAGTTGAAGTAATTGCTGCTCCAAATTCTGCTGATCCTGTTTGAGATGCTGCAGGTACTTTAACTCCCGCTGTTGATCCAGATAATAATTTTTTGAATCCATCTGCTTCTGCTACTACTGTAGAGTTAGCAAAAGTTGATCCTGAAACTGCATTCCAGATAAAGTCATCATTTTCTTGTTGAGCTTTAGCAACTAAGTCGTTACCAAGTTCAGTTATAATACTTAGAGAATCTTCATACGATCCTTCTGGTAGTGCAGATACCCCTAAATATTTTTGCGTAAGTAACTGCAGATTCCAATTGTCATAAGCAGTCCTTTTAGAAACCACTAAGTCTCTTTGTGTAAATTGTGTTGATCCTGACGGATTAGATACAGTGTCTCCTCCTTGGAAGTAAGGGTCTACAGAGTAAAGGTTAAGTGGAGTTTTGTATTTTACATGCTCTACTACATTTACGAATTCTGAAGTATTCCCCCTAAAAGTTATGTCACCTATCATAGCCCCTGCTAATTCGTTGTTGAACGAATTCAGAGCTGAAACGTTAAATCCCATTGTGTGTGTTTTTAGTTTTGTTAATTAATCGTCCGTAAGCTCTTTTGTTTGCCGCAGACATGTTTGTTTTACTTATATCATCTACTTTTTTTGTAGAAAACTTTTTTTCCATTGCTGGAGATTTAGAAGGCTCACTTAAATATTCTTTAAGCTTGATTTCATGCTCTTCTAATTTTTTTTCTAATTCTTCGATTCTTGGAGCCATCTCTGCCATAATTGCTTCGATGATAATTTCCTTGATATCTTCCTCAGAGTCATGCTCTTCCATTACTTCTTCTTCGATTACTTCATCGACGTGGTCAGCAAGTTCAGTAGCTTTACCTACTGGTAAACCTTCCCCTGGGTTTTCATTAGAAAAATCTTCTAAAGACCCTTCGCCTGACGCGTCCGGTCTTTTTATACCCGTAATATCTCCAGCCTCATTTACAGTAACAGTAATACCACTTTCTGTTGTATGCTCTCCTTCCGGTGCAGTTACAGGATCATCACCATCTAAGATTACATAAAGCTTATCTCCGATAGCAAACTCAGATTCCTTTTGATTGGATATCTTAGTTCCATCAGCTAATAAAGCTTCAGCAAATTTAATAGGTTCTGTAGTGTTATCTTCTGTCATTTTCTCTGTTAATGAGAAGTAAGATTTTACAAGGTCTTTTAATTGAGTTTTAGTCATAATACTAATTTTGTTAAAAGGTTACTTGATTTATATATAATATAAATAGGCATAGATACTACTTTCGGAAGAAAGGTGTAGAGAGACGGTCTTTTACGGCTATTTACCGCTAATAAGATCTTTTACTATCTTAAAGAAATATCCTCCTAATGCTCCTATGAAGCCAAGTAGAAAGGCCGTAAGTATATCTTGTAACATAAATCCTGTTGCAAAGAAAGTAAAAATAAAACCTGCTTTTGGTTCGGGTGATATAATCATTGTAATATATATTTATATATTGTTAAGCTTGTGCTAATTTATCTGCAAAATAACCTTCTAAAGAGAATCCTTTAAGTACTCCTGCTTTTATTAAGCTCCATACCTTAGGGTCATTGATTTGGTAAGTAGCCATCCAAGTATTCTTAGGCATTGTCATACCGTAGATATTAGACTTATCGTTTGCTGGATCTGTTACCAACCAACTTTCTGTCATTACACTATCTACCATAATGTTAGAGTCGTGCTCTAAATTAACTTGATCTACTCTTTTATCCTTAATCATTCTTTCGGATATTTGTTTAACTGTATCTTCTGAGAAAAATACATAGTATGGATTTTCATCTTCATCCAATCTTAGGATTAATTTATTGGGTATTAACAAAGGACCTGTTACTTTCATTTGTTCTTCCTCTATATTAAACTTAAAGTTATTAGAACTCTCTTGTAATGCAAGTGTCTCTCTAATGTTCTTTTGATCTTGTGTAGATAACTTAGCTATGTATGCTTCTTTTTGAGAGAGACTATCCTTAACTAAGTATTTAGCAACTGTATCTATGTGGCCTTGTACCCAATCTATATCATGCTCCATACCTAATCCTTTATCTATCTCTCTCATTACGTCTCTAAAGTCATCTGCAAGTCTGAATACTTCGTCATATTCATGTTGAGTAGCTGTTTTTTTAGCTAATATTTTCTTTTCAAGTTCAAATATACTATCTATCACTACAGCCGCAACACGTACCATGCCTATGGTAGCAGCATCAGGGTCCATAGTAATTAAATGATTAAATGTAGTTACAGCACCAGGGCCTACATCAAAATGTTTAGTATGATAACCGAATACATTAATATTTGGTTCTACTATTTCGAAAGTCTCGTAACATATAGCTGATGCTTGATCATCTTGAAAGCCTTCTGATTTAAGTTTAGGGATACATCTACCCATATATTCGTCTTTAGACTCTCCTGGTATTCTATCTACAAACTTTTCTAATACGGCTAATTTAATTGTTTCGAATGCTATCTTGTCTAATATCTGTTCATCATTGAAAGCATAAAAGTCTGCCTGTATGGCTGGTTCTTTTACTAATGCTACCGATTCGAATGGTAACAAGTCTTCTAATTTTTCTATAAGTAGTTCTACTATTTTCATAATTTTAATTTATCCTAATGACCTTCTTTTATTTAATCTTGCATCTGCCTCTTGAGAAGAGCTTACATCTCCTGTTAATACATATGCTCTAACTGTTGATTGTACTCCTTGTGATTCTGGTGCTTGAGATGTTGTTGCTGCTCCTCCTATATTGATAGCAGGTGGTTGTGCTGCTGTTTGATTTATACCTCCACCGCCTCCTCCTGCTCCACCTGATCTTGATACATTAACTTTATTAATATTTTTAACTGCTGCTAAACCTGAAGCTAATATAGTTGCCACGTTGGCTACCTTAACGATAACGTCAAACGGTGATGGTAGTGTAGATTTCTGTTTAAGTACCTCAGTAACACCCAAATAGGTATTTATTAATGCTTGTGCGGATGCTAATGCTTTACCTGCTGCTGTTTCCTGCCCTATTAAAGTACCTAAAGCACCCATTGCTTGACCAGTAGCATACATTGCCTCTCCTTTAGCATATTCTTCTTCTATCTCTACCTCTACTGCTGCATTCTTCTTTCTGGTTGCCGAAGTATTTTCATCTGTGTTTTTCTTTGCTAAAGCAGCAAGTTCGTTATTTTGTTTTTCTGCTTCAGTAAGTTTACCCAAGTCACCTACAAGAACACTTGTTACAGCTGATCTTTTCTTTATTGCTTCTGTTTCCGGATTTTCTTTATCAGGATCTTGCCCTGTACCTTTAGTTTTTTGCTTTTCTAAATCTAATCCCTTTTGTGTAGCATTATTACCTGCCTCTAAAAGGTCGTTATATGTTTCCTGGCTTTTAATAATATTGCCAACACCTTGACCAATAAGTGCAGTAGCAGTACCAGCTGCATTCCCCGCTCCTTTAAAAGCTGCTGTTGCCTTATCCCAAAAGTCTAACTCTCCTGCCTCTCCTTTAGCTTGTTTAACAGCTTCTTCTGCAGCTGCTGCATAGAAAGCATTTGCTAAAGCTCTTTGCTCTAAAGCTTTAAGGTGTATAGGTGTATTAGTGTTTAGTAGCTCTTCTGCTTCATTTAGATCTTTAGCATAACCTAAAGTTTTACCAAACTCTTTGTTATAGTCTTCTAATGCTTTTTCTTTATCTGTAAAGCCTTGTTGTGCTAATTTTAACTGATCAGTAGTTTTAAGTACTGAAGATAGAAACTCAGTCTGTTGTTTAGTTACATCTTCTGCTACATCTTTGTATACCTTTTGTTCTGCAGTAGCACCCTTTAATGCTGATGTTACCTTATCCCAGTTAAGTGCTAAAGCTCCTACCGCTAATACTAATATACCTATACCGGTACCTATTAAAGCTCTTTTAGATACGTTACCAAATAACTCAACCTGAGCCGTTGCAAGCATTCCAGTATCTCTAATCTGTTTAAACCCTTTAGATATATCATTTATACCCATAGTAACAGCAATAGCACTTGCAGCCTTTTTTTCAAAATCTCCTAAAACTTCACTTTCAATGCCTAACAGCCCCAACGTACCTACAACAGCCGATAAACTTCCAGCCAATGCTTGTATAGCACCATCAGCAGCCATGAACTTCTTCTCATCTGTGAATCCTTCTGCTGCTTTATTAGCTTTATTTAACTGGTTTGTTAAAGTAGCGGCTTCTTTAGATAACTGGTCAAACTTAGGATCAGTCTGGGATATACTTTTCAGTTCATCCTGCACTTGTGCTAATGAATCCTCAAGCTTGTTTATTGAAGCTGTTTGGATGTCAAAATTAATTTTTATTGTTTCGGTACGTGCCATTATTTAATAAATAGTATTATTGTTGTTATATGAGCTTTAAGGTCATTCACAGTCGTATATTTGAATTACATCTCCAGGATTAGCTCCTCCTCCATCATTTACTCTCAAGAATGCATCAACAGTGCTACCATTTGCTGCAGTTGAATCAAATGCATAGTAGTCATTAGGTGATGTTGTACTACAGTCATTATTTGTATATACTGTCATTACCCCTCCACCGTCTAAGAATGCTTGTGTAGGAGGCCAAGTTCCATCATAGTCAGTCCATAATTGTCTTGTTATTGTCTCACCACATGCTGCTCCGAAGCTGGTTGCTACAGAAGAACTAAATGGTAGACAAGGTTCTTCTGGACAAGCAAGTGTTGTAAAGGTATTTAAATCACTATAAATTAAACATCCAGTTGAAGTTGATTGTTGGAAAAATCTAAAGTAGTAATCAGTGTTACACGTTACTGATGACTGCTGGTTATATGAGACGGTATTATATACGTTTATTGCAAAATATACAGTCTTAACTCCTACTCCTCCTAACAGTGGGTCAGTAACCGAACCAGAACTTATAACAAACCCTCTATTAAAAGGTACTTGTGAACCTCCTACCTGTGTATTAGTTCCTTTTAAAGTATACGCATTAGCTTGAATATTATAATAACTTGCAGAGACAAAGTCATCACATAAGCTTGATGTTAGAGTCGTTAAATATGCAGTATCTCCGTATATCTTATCACTACATACCGGATTACTACTACTTATCATAGCTCTGTATGAATAATTTGTATCAGGATTTAATCCAGCAAATACGTGGCTAAAGTTAACTGCTGGTGCTGGAGTATTACCGGACCAGAATGTATATGTGCTTGCATCTCCTATTACAGGATCTGTTTGACCAATAAGCCCTAATAAGAATCCAGTATTTACATAAGAACCTACACCATCGGTACCGTAACTTATTACTTCACCATTAGCCGTAAATTGACTTGCTGTTATACTTGTAGCAGCATTAGTTTGAACCGAAGGACATTCTAATGGTCCTGTAGTTACAACTGGACTGTATGCTGTAAATAATTTTAATAGTTCTACGGTTACTACATCTCGTCTTGTAAGGTTAAATCCTTGTATTTTATTTATTCGGTATCTGTTACTACCAATAATAATTTGATCGTTTAGTTTTATATCTTGGTATTCATACTCTTCAAAAAATAAATCAACTACAATCTTTCTACCATCATTCCAATATAAACTCTCTGTATATGTTTTCCAGTAGTTAGCATAATTGCTTGAACCACTTGAAGGGTATAGAGTCTGTGAGTTACTTATTTTATTATAACTGCTATTAAATAGTAAATCCGGTGTAGAAGAAGTTACAGGGTAATTTTTGTAGTTACTCAAAGTAGAGTAATTATTGAATTGTATCTTATCTCCACTACTACCAGATGCCATGTATTGATACCCAAGTAGTGCCGGTGAAGCTAAATCACTTGATGAAGATATTGGATATGAAGTGTCCCCACTATTAAGTATACCGGAATCTTTATAATAAGATCTATAGCCTATTCTTGGCTTAAACTTAAACGATTCCTGTTTATTGTTATTAAACTTATATAAGTGCGGTATAATAAAGTTATTTGCGTCTTGATTAAAGTTAAGAGTGAAGTCACTACTGAAACTTGATGAACGTAATGCCACAGTAGGCCCTAATACAGTAGGTGCAAATATACTTTCTATCTTTTTTTCTGCTTCCGTTAAACTACTATCTGATATTACTCTTAAAGTACCGTATTGAAAGTTAGGTGTAGACTCTTTTGCTATCTTAGATATTCTATCATCATCTTCTGCATTTCCAAATCTCAACTCTCTTGGCTGTTCTACTACCGGGTTCTTTATAGATATTCTTTTAGCAGTATTATATTTTTCTGTCCAATCTTTTACTTCTCCTTGTCTTATCCAAGTATCGAACGTCTCTATGTTTATTACTCTTTGCTGTGATTGATCAGGGTAGGCTACTAAGTTAAACTGTGTTAGTAACGCCTTAAACATATCTACAGTTTTTATAGTATTGTCTATTTGTGCTCCCATATCAACCGATAAATCCTGGTAATCGAAAGGTGCATCTGTAACCTTAAAGGTAGAGGTTGTAAGTACAGGAGTAGCAAGAGTATCCGCACCACCGGCTCTATTGTCAACTCGGAATACCATTGTAGCTCTATCCCCCGTTGCCATTTCTGTAGTAGCAGTATTCTGTAATGTATAAAAAGGGTCACTGTCTATACTGCTTGTTAGTAATGCTATATTGTCAACAACATCAAATTGGTCTTGTATGAGACCTACTCTATCTATGTTTAAAATTAAGTCATAAATCGGAGCATCTCCAATTGATACATCTTTAGAAGAGTTTTCAAAATCTACCTTAAGGGCAAAGTCATAAGTACCCGGTGTAACAGCTGTATAAAAGCCAGTTCCTATGTTGTAGTTATTACCTGGATCGTATAAATCACCAGAAGTAATTACTATAGCCTCATTGTCATTACCTCCTATTGTGTATGGTATATCAAATGATGCTGAAACAGATCCAGAAAATAAACCATTACTTACTTGACCCGGTCCTGCTACTATACCTAATCCTTCTTTATTTTTTGTAAGTACGAATACTTCATCGAATTCACTTGAATCGATAAAAGAAGAACTATAATCAAAACCAGCTTGTTGGAATATAGCTTTGAATACTTCTCTTGCCCCTATTGCAGGATACACTTGACCTAAGTCTAAAGGATTATCAGCTAATGCAGTACTACCAGAATTACCGGATAATAAAGATCCAGATGATACTGATATCACAGGAAAGTCCGGCCAAGTAAAGATACTATCAAATCCATAATCTATATACGGGTAGTATACTGATCCTGTTCCTCCTGGTGTTATAAAGCTATTTGTGCTTCCACTTCTTGGATTCCAACTCTTAAATACGTTAGCTCCATTTAGAGTATGGTTGTAAGGTGTCCAATCTGCTTGGTATAGAAATTTATCTTGTAATGCTTGGTTAAATTCTATAACTGTACTGTTTACTGTTACATCATAAGTTATAAAGCCATCTTCCGAAGTAACTATCTCATTTATCTGTAACGTACCTAATAGAAGCGTCTCTCCGTTACGAATAACAGAACACTCTATGGTATTATATAAACCCGGTACATCTACGGCAGATTCTAAGTAGCCGTGGTTAAAGAATTTATTATTATTACTTGTTCCCGGTAGATTGAAGTTTTGAGAACTTACTCCGTATACCTCTCCTATGTTTTGATTATCAACCTGTGATATATCTAACCTTAAAGGTACTGCACCATCTACGTCTAAGTCAGTTGTAACTCCGTTATGTCTTACTCGTAAAATTAAATCGTTTATCATTTTAGTTACTTATTGCGTTTAATTGACTACCGTAAGATACAGACTCTTTGAATGAAGTTATAACATTCTCTATTACCCCTTGACTTAAACTACCTGTGTATATCAGTAAATGAGCTATATCAAATGTACTTCCTTGTCCATTATTTATCTGAGCTTCACTTCCTATAGTTAAATTTTCGTGTGAAGCACTAACAGGCTGACTTCCAATTTGGTAGTAATTACCGTTATATGGTGCAGACGTAGCAAAGTCTCTTGTTACATAACCAGTGATACCGTTACTTATTTTAACTATTACTCTTGACTCCCAAGGTGATACTCCTCCACTACCGGAATAACTATACCCTATTGGAGTAGTAGGATATGTAGGTGGCCCACCTGTAAGGTTGAATGAACTTGAGAGAGTAGATTCAGCTGTGCTTAAATAAGAAGCAGTTGGATTTAAGACTGTTGATAAATTGATTGTAGTATAGAAATCAACAGTTCTTGGTCTAAAATTATTGGCACTTCCACTCATCATAAAGTCAATTGCATTAACTGAAGTTGACGTAAAGTTTGGTCTTACAAACATTATAGAAGTAAATGTGCTGGTTGTTGAAATAACTGGGTAGTCGTGCATATCAGTACCTACTCCAGTATATCTTGCTGTTAAACTTGAGTTAGAATATATACTTATGTTGTCTGTTCTAAATGAACTATACTCTCCTTCGTAAAGAGGAGGGATCCACTGTGCACTATACTTCTCAAGACTTTGAGGACCTCTATATAGTGACGCTGAAGGAATATATCCTTTATTATGAATACCGCTTATAGCTGTATCAGCTCCATCAGCGTATAAAGACATACTACCCGTATCTGTAAAATCATACCAGTATAATAGTGATGATGTATCTATAGTACCTACATCATATGGGTCAAATGGCTCAATTGAAGCAGAAGCCGGGGGTTTAGGACCCTCTACGTATTCCGGTATCCAAGTACCAAATGGTTGATTTGCCGGAGTAAAGTTAATTGTATATTTAAATAATTTCTGTCTTGATGGATTAGTATCCGCCGTATAAGAACTATCTGTTATTACTATAGGAATAAACTCTCCGTTTCTTTGTATGTATACCTCTGGAGATTCTATAAGCTCTTCTAACCACGTAGCATTTGCTTGATCTAAGTAATTTGTATCTACTGTAAAGCTATCTGATGTTGACGAATCGTTTACTGTTTTACCTCTACGGCTTATATCGTAAGAACTTAATCTACTGCTATAATCTACTCTTGGTGCGGTATACTCTTGACGTGTGATACTTATTGTTTGTTGTACAGGGTTATAATTGTTATAGTAATCCCATGCTCCGAATTTATTTATAAAAGCAAACCTTACCTTTTCTCTTGTTGTATCGTCGGATGCTTCATATCTATATTCTTCTGTTCCAAAAGATGAACTAATACTTACATCTACATAATTCCAATAAGGTATAGATGTTGATATAGGTACTGCTGTACAGTATTGAGTTCCTACAGTATAGTTTTCAGTACCTACTAAACTATATCCAGAGGCATTTAAACTTGCGGAATAAAAGCTTTTACTAATAAAAGTACCTGCATTATTATATACCGATAAAGTACCAACATCATCTGATTGCATTGACATTGTAGTAGGCATATTACTCATAACCTGACTATCTACTATATCGCTAAAATTATAAGTACCTGCGTTAGGCTCTACGACTCCTTGAAATGCATCTATATCTGTTGATACAATAGCATTAATTACTACTACACTCGAACTTATACTCGAAGCATACTGTTCTCCAAACTTTACCTCAAAGTCTTTAAAGCTATTTGCAAACTGGGTAGGAGCGTTAACATCCCAATTATAGTCTACTGCAAGCTGTCCTTGTACTATTCTTGCTACGTCAAATGTAGCAGTACCTGCAGGATTAGGTGTTTGAGTAACCCTTTTAATAATGCTGCTACTACCACTATTGTGTATATCACATACATATTGGAATAAAGGCTTAGAGACATTACTACTCCCACTTACAGTATATAACAATCTTGTATATGCTGCATTAGGGGTGGATGAACTCTGTATTAGTGTATATGCCATTATCTTGGTTCTCTTAAATTACTAAATTGATATCTTACTGTATACCTAAAGTTTTTGTTTCTGTACTTATTATTAGATATCTGTTCTTGTGTGTTGTTTATAATAATTGGTATAAAATCACTACCACTTTGTATGTATACGTCATCACTCTCGAACATCTCTCTCAACCATTGTGACTCCTGTGAATCTAACATGTCTGTCGTTATTTCGAATTGATCTGTATATTCGGTATAGTATTGTGTATTACCTCTATTAGATACGTTGTATGAAGTTATACGTTCATCGTAGTTTAAATAAGGTTGTGTATATGTTTTTCTGTCTACATTAGTAACTCTACGAGTTGGCATATATACATTATAATAGTCCCATACACCAAAAGAGTTAATAAATGCAAATCTTGTTTTTTCATTATTACAATATGTTGGGTAGTATTTGTTAGCCCACATTCCTGGTCTTATAGGTAAAGCAAACTCTGTAAAAGCACCATTTGGCGAAATACTACCTGTACCTGAAGTAAAACTTAAGAGGTTATCTGGTCCTTTATCTTCGTTGTAGTACCAATGAGCAGACCATGTGCTTCTATAATTGTCAGCATATACTCCTATTTGATACCAGTTCCATTGTGCACTACTACTAATAGATGCAGATAATGGTCCGGTTCCTAAACTACCCGTAAGGTCCGTATTGTTAAGACAGGCTGCTAAATTAGGTAGACCTACTCCTACGGCTAATGTGCCTGGTGGTTCATCTCCAAGATTATCTACTACTGGGTTATACTTTGCTACTACGTTACCTTCTGAACAAGTATTACTCTCCCATATTAGTGTATTGTTATCGTCAAATAGACTAAAGTAAACTGTTACTCCGGTATTATTAAAAGGTGTAGTATCTATATAAGTTTCGGTTGCATAGTCATCGTTACCGATACCTTGTGCTACATAAAAGCCTTTGAGTGAGGCATTATCATAAAGCTCTTTAGGGTAAGCTTGATAACTTAGACTAAAAGTTTGCGGTACCATACGCTTTGCAGTAGATGGTTGAGTAAGCATATTAGGATTGTTACTTAACGTTTGATCACCGAATCTTGCAGCACCATCTGCTCCTATAGATGAATTATTAAGAGTATATGCATTTGCATTAAAGTTTATACTTGATACAGCATCTGTCCTTACATTAGTAGTTTTACTGTATTCCCCTAAAGCGGGATATTGTATATTTCCGTTTAGTACTTGTATGGAAGCTGTTACTTCATTAGCAAACTCTGTTACAGGGCTTGTATAAGACGTACCATACTCTTCACCGAACTTAACTGTAAACACATTACTTGTTTCTGAGCTTATGTCTACTATATCTGCTTTCCAAGAATAATTTGTACCTAAGTAATCTCCTATTGGTCTACCTAAATCTATATTGGCAGTATTAGAGCTATTTTGAGGGTATTTAAATCTTGCTAATTTTGTAGCACTACCGCTAAGGTAAAGGTCTGCAATATATCTATACTGAAATTGAGGCACATTAGATGAACTAATAGTGTATATTAAATTAGTGTTTGATACGTTAAAGTATCCATCGTAAAGGTTAGGTTGCTGTAATATTGTTAGTGCCATTATATTATTATCCTATTAATACTGGTTTTATATTGCCTATTGCTTTAGTTATTTCTCCTACTAAATCTTTTGGCAATGTTTTTAATGCTTGATCCATACCTTCTTCTAAACCGGCATTTATAAACGGTTTAGGTTGTAAACCAAAATAAGCTACACTTACTCTTAAAGGAAATGGCATATTAGTAGGATCCATTTTATTACCAACAGACTTACCTTTGAATCTACCCATATCGTAAAAAGACTTTTGATTGGGTGTAGCTCTTTTACGGCTCTTATAATCCCAATTCTTTGCAGGCTTACCGCTCCCCATAACACCACTATCAAAGAACTGTCCGTAGAAAGGAAACTTAAGAAGAAAGCTAAATAAACCTTTCTCTTTGTCTACCTTAGTAGATACTGCTAAATCTCTTACAAGAGCATTTGATCTTAAATCAGCAGTATTAGGATTAAGCTGTGACTTGATCATCTTCTTCATAGTATTCTCCATTATAGAGGCTACCTTATTGAACGCTTTTTTTGTTACTCTAATCTTCATTATGGGTACTCTGGGTAATCACAGTAGTTAAATGCAAATGGTGTATTAACGTCTATGTTACCTACCCATCCAAATACTCTATCTTGAAACCCTTCATTTACCGGTATACAATTTGTAATATCTATTTCCCAGTTTCTATAAGTAGGATCAGTATTAAAATTAAAGTATGCCATTATATCGTATATGTACATCTCTGTATCTGACATTAACTCAGTGTTACTCTGTGACTTCATTGCCTTAGGTATATCTAAACTATATAACTCAAAGCTATTAGTTCTTACCCTATCGGTAACTATAGAAGCCATTGGTCTAAGAAATATGTATGGGTAGAGTCTTTTCTGACTTGATGAGTCTAAGAAATCAATAGTACCGGTATCAAAAGATGCTATTGCTAAATGTGCATTACAAGCTTGTTGAAACCTGTTGATTATCACATCATACGTTACGTTATAATTTACATCTTCTATTGCCATTATTTTATTTCTTTTATTATGTCTTGACTTACCATTAGTAGGTTAGCTATTTGCTGATCTGATCTACCGCCAGCTCTAAAAGATCTAACTTTGGCTTCAAGTTCGGTTTCTACTTTAAGAATTTTCTCTATAGTCTCTTCGATCTTAGAAAGATCTTGAAACACCTTTTCTTGCAGCTTTTTCTTGTTTTTGTTTTTCATTGTTATAGTCTTTGTCTATTTCTAAAAAGTTTAATACTGTAACAAAATTAATATCGAAGATACTTTTATCTCCTGTTATACTAAGGATGTCTGTTTTTGAGAGGTTGTATACAGTACCCCACCACTGCCAATGCTTTGTGAAAGAGTCCCTAATATCGCTGTCTGTATCTCCTCCCTCATTATCTTCATCTCCGGTTTTGATGTGTCCGAATAAGCTATATGATTTATACAGAGAAGTCCTGTTTGCAAAAAAAAACTAAGCGCTCCTAATATAATGTGCACTGGAAAGTCTTTCATGTCTATCTCTCTGTCAAGCCGGTCTTCTATAGTATAGTCTTCTATTTCATACCAATCAAATACATTGCCGTCTACTTTGTTTCTTACCATCTTTACTCCTTGCTCTATTACAAATTTATAATCTTTAAATCTGCTCTTAGTAATAGGTCTATAAAGTATGGCTGCTAACTTAGCAAGGTTTTCATTTGGGTCCTTTGCATATTGTTCTATGTCAATATACTCTCCAAGTTTTGCTTTTTTTATGCTTGAATAGCCGTATAGTTGACCTTTAAATTCTATAAGAGGAAAAAAGGTGCTTTTAAAGTCTATTAAGTGGCTATATTTCTTAGATACACTCATTAGATCTTTAGGCGTCCAACCTCTTAGTTCTTTTTTCTCTATACCGGTTAAAGAATGTACCTGATGAACTATTGTTTCAATCTTACTATTTTCTTTGTTACCTACTATAGCCTGATATTGTCCTATTGTAAGGTAGTCCGGTATAACTATTTCATATTCCTTCTTTTCCATATGTTAATAAATATTAAATTACTGTTGTTTCTCTACACTAATTGGGTTTCCTAAACATTGGGGTAGTCTTTCTAAAGCTACCTACCGTTATTGATCCTCTGTCTAAGAACTTAACTCTTGAATAATTAGACATCATCAATGCATCTAAGTAATCGTCATTTGCTCCAGGTACGTGACCAAAGCTTAATTTACCATTAGCAGATAGCTTGTAGGTATACGTTGATAGTTCGGTATGCAATTCCGGACATAAGTCACGTGTTGGTAATTCTATTGTATAGGTTTGTATGTCTGTTATTAACTTACGAACTATATCTTGTTTAGATTGTTGAGACATAAAGAACTTCTTAATTTTTCTATATGATGGATTAATAAGATCAAACATCGCCGCTCCAATTCCATTTCCTTCTATCATTCCTCCTACAACGTTATAATTTGTTAGTATGCCTTTGAAGGTATCTGCTATAACGTTTATATTCTCGTTATTTATGGCATACATGTTTAATACTCTACCGGTTGGATTCATTACACATATTACTGACATATCACTGCTTAGCCCTGTGTCTACCCCTACGAATACATCTTCTCTTCTTATAGACCATTCTCTAATAGAAGATACTTGATCTACTCCTACAAAGACGTCATTACCGCTATCCATAAACTCAGCTTCAAACTCTTGTTTAAAGATAGATGGTGGAAGACTCTTCTTGGCCTCTCCTATTACTTCCGGCTTAACGTATGGACACTCACTTAAAGGAAACCTCATACTAACCGTAGACTCTCTCATAAAGTATTCATAGAAAGCATTCTTACCCTTTGGTGTAGATATAAGCAATAGCTTTTTACCATTCGGGTTTAATGTAGGCATAATGTATTGATCTATTATCCTATCTTTCATAAAGGCGGCCTCATCACATATAACGTGAGTAAACCTAAACCCTCTTATAGAGTCAGGACTATCGGCGGATAAGAACTTTATAGTAGATCCATTTATTAGACGAATCTGTAATTCCATTCTATTGCTGGACTTTATTATAGCTTCGTTGCCTTCTATTATTTGATCGAATACGTTTCTACATTGCCTATATACTGGACATACGTAAGCACCTTGTTGGTTATCTTGATCTAACATCCAGAATAACATCATATTTAACGATAGTAGACTCTTTCCTGATCCACGGCTACTACTAACGACTCCTATAAGGTCATCCGTAGCAATAAATCTATCGATGAATTCTTTTTGTAATGGGTATGGTTCAAATAGTACTACTTGCATTATCTTTTATAATAATAGTCTGCGTGATGTTTATTGTCTTTGGTTTTATATCTTTCAAAGCCTAACGACTGTATATACTCGTCTACCTCTGGTGCTATCTTCTGACCTTTATACCATTGGTCGAATTCTACTTCTACTTTTAACTCTTTGGTTTTAGTTAGAGTCTCTAAACCTCCTAATAAGACTTCGTATTCACTGCCTTGT